GGCTCCAGCTGCGAACTCCGCCAACCGGCTCGGTTATCGCCAGCCGCCCGGATGTGACAGTGCCGGTAGTTGGTTCCTATGCGGAGTTCAGGCTGGCTAATCTCAACAACCTGCTCAATACCCGTTTTGGACCCGGGCTGCGTTGTTCTGGCACGGACAACACCAATTATGCCTTTATCGCAGCGGCTAGTCAGACTAGTTGGACCCAGCTTGGGATTCTGTATCGTGTCAGTGGCGCAGCCAGCAGTGGCTATGCGGGCTTTGTAGTTCACGGCCATTCGTGGGCCATAGACGATGGCATCAGGCTCGTCCTGACGGGGCAGACGCCCGTCATTACCGCTTCGGTTCTGATACTCCCGGCAGGCGGCGGCACGCCGATTGTGGTTGTCGCGCCGACTTTATTGCCGACCGCCGTACAGCAGGCGGCAGGATTAAACAGCGGTTTCCCCGGCATTGTGAATGAAGGGGGCGCGAGTCCAAATGTTAAGGATTGGGCCGCTGGAGATTTAATTACAGGTCCGCAGCCGCCCGTGCCGCCGACTTCCCCGCAGGGAGCCTTCACCGTGAGGACGACATGATGATACTGCGAATAGAGCTTGAGCATACGGACTGGCAAACCGCTATGGTGCTCATCAATGCGGGCGGGATGCTGGCGAACATGGCGCCAGTGCTCTTGGGTAAGATTACCGAGCAACTGCAAGCGCAACAGGTGCCGCAGCAGGTGCCACGGGGCAACGGCGACTCGAAGCCGGTGGAGGCGAAATGAATGTAACGGTTCCGGGCTGCTGCGGGCAGGTGTGGGGACCGTGGCCGAGGTGTGTGGGATGGGGACCTGGGTGGCCGGGACCGTGTTGGCCGGTGCCGTGGTGGCAGGCGAACCCGTCGTGGCAGGATCAGGTGAAGTGGTGGGGCGCCGGCAACGGTCTCGTCCAATGGCGCAACGCGTATGGAACGCTGGTGCAGTGGAAGAACGCTGCTAACTGTATTGTGTGGTTCGGTCGCGTCACGAGGCCGCCGGTGATACCGCCGCCCACATTTAACGCTCAGGCGGCCGGAGCGGGGTTTCCGCCGTGAGCCTCGTCATTTTCAAGGTGAAGCCCGAGGGCGAGACGCGTCTCGAGACGGTCGACTTTATCGGGCGGCTCGATCCGACCGATTCGATTATGAGCGTTTCGACGTGGGTCGAGATGCACGCCGGCGTCGACTTCAAGCCGGATTTGTTGTTGATGGGTCCTCCAACCTTCAGCGGCACCGAAGTGTCGCAAATGATTACCGGCGGCGACCTCGGCAACATCTACCGGCTGGTGTTCGATGCGGTTACAGCGTCGGGTCAAACGCTGCAGATGGGCGGCTTTTTGGTGGTCATACCCGATGTCATCGCTGCGGCGCCGGTGCCCCTACAGCAGTATTTGCCGACGGTGTTTTAACGTGTTGATCGATATTACAGCCGAACACGTGGAGGCGCTGGCCGGTGTCTACCTTAGTCCACACTACGATAAGCCTGTGGCCACTCCTGATTTTCATCGCGAGTGTTGGACTCGGTACTGTACTGACCACCCGGCATGTGCAACGGCGGCACCGCGCGGCTTTGCGAAGTCGACAGCGCTTACTCACGACTTCGTACTCGCGAATGTACTGCTGCGGGCCGAAGAGTACGTGATTATCGTGTCGGCGAGCGAGGAGATGGCTGTTGAACACTTGTCCGATATTGCAGCCGAATTGCGGGACAACGAGGAGCTCGTCAGCGACTTTGAGGTCAAGGGTTTCATCCAGGAACAAAAGACCGACATCGTTGTGGAGTGCAAAGATGGCCACCAGTTTAGAATCCTTGCGCGAGGAGCAGAGCAGAAGATCAGGGGTCGAAAGTGGCACGGCAAGAGGCCCGGACTTATCGTGTGCGATGACCTTGAAGATGACGAGCAGGTTGAGTCGCGGGACCGGCGCAAAAAATTCTCCCGCTGGTTCTTTCGAGCTTGCAAGCAAGCTCTGCGCCGCGGCGGAAGAATCCGGGTTCACGGTACAATTCTGCACGTTGACAGTCTCCTGATGCACCTGATGAAAAACCGGCAATGGGACTCGAAGTTGTATAAGGCGCACAGTGCGCTTCAGGACTTCAGTAACTTGTTGTGGCCCGAGGCGTTTTCGGAGGCCGAACTGCGGCGGAAGCGTCAGGAATTCCTCGATGAGGGCGATAGTGCCGGGTATGCCCAGGAGTACCTCAACGACCCTCAAGATTACGAAGATCGGTATCTCCGGCGCGAGCAGTTTCGGCCGATGGACGACGAAGACCGCGATGTGTTTAAGCGCTTCTACGTCGGGGTCGATCTCGCGATCTCAAAGCGCGACGCCGGTAACCGGACGTGTTTCGTGATCGGCGGGAAGTCAGCGGACAACCTGTCGCATGTGGTCGATGTGCGGCTCGGTCGATTCGACGCGCAGGAGATCGTGGACGAGTTTTTCTATATTGATGAGTGTTGGGGACCGGACGCGTTTTATATCGAGAACGGCCACATATGGCAGGCCATCGAACCGACGCTGAACAAAGAAATGCAGCACCGCGACCGGTGGCTGACCATTGTGACGTTGCAGCCCGTAAAGGACAAAAAACTGAGGGGCCGGTCGTTTCAGCGGCGGATGAAGGCGGGCGGCGTGCGGTTCATGACCGATGCGTCGTGGTTCGATGAGTACCGCGATGAGCTGCTGCTGTTCACCGGAAACAGTGAAGCGATTCTCGATGACCAGTTCGACGCCACCGCGACGCTGTTTGTGGGTATGGATAAGGCGGTCGATACGGTCGGTGAGGATGAGTGGGTGGCGGAGCAAGAGGACCTGGATGATTTGATTGCGTTGAGGTCGCGCCTTGTGGGCGGCGGCCGGAACGCCGTCACGGGATATTGACGTGTTGGGCCTCGAGAAAGAGATTCGGTTGAGCCGCGAGATGGTGAGCGAGCCGAACCTCGTGGATCGGTTGAGTGAGCGCGATCGGGAGACGATTGCCGGGCGCATTTGGATCGGATATGAGCGCGATAAGCGGTCGCGGGCGCGGTGGGAAACGCGGATGGACGCCGCGATGGACCTCGCGATGCAGATTGCGAAGGCCAAAAACTTCCCGTGGCCGGGCTGCTCGAACGTTGTATTTCCGCTCGTGACGATCGCGGCGTTGCAGTTCAGCGCCAGGGCCTACGGCGCGATCGTTCAGGGCTCAAACGTTGTTCGGTACAAAATCATCGGGAGGGCCGATCCCCAGTCCCGCGAACGTGCCATGCGTATTGGTAAACATATGTCCTGGCAGGTGCTTGAGGAAGATGAGGACTGGGAAGAACAACACGACCGGCTGTTAATTAATTTAGCCGTCGTCGGTTCGGCATTTGTGAAGACGTATTTTAACCGGTCTAAGGGTCATTTGGTCGGCGAGTTGGTTTCGGCCCGCGATTTGATCGTCGATTATAACGCCAAGTCCGTTGAGTCCGCGGCGCGGAAGACCCACATCATTTCGTTGTACCGCAACGAAGTGTACGAGCGGGCGATGTCGGGACTCTTTGTCGACGTGCGCAGGGAAGAGTGGTTCCATCAGGCTCCGCAATCGCGGTCCATGTTCCCGGAGAGCGATGTCCGGTCGGGGACGTCGCCGGGACAGACGGACGAATACACACCGTTTCGGATGCTCGAGCAACACACATGGTTCGACCTCGATGGCGATGGGTACGCGGAACCGTACGTCGGGACCATTGAATTCAACAGCCGGCGCTTGGTGCGGCTCGTAACGCGGTTCCATTCGATGGACGACGTCGAGTACAACCTGAGCCGCGAGATCATTAAGATCAAGGCCGAAGAATACTTCACCAAGTACTCGTTTATTCCGTCACCGGATGGTGGATTCTATGACATGGGATTTGGACTGTTTTTGGGACCAATCAACGAGGCCGTATCAACAGGCATTAACCAGCTACTCGACCTCGGAACTATACAAAACTCTAACGGGGGTTTCCTGGGACGCGGGGCAAAGATACGTGGCGGCGTCTATACCCTCGCACCCTACGAGTGGAAGCGAGTCGACTCCCCCGGAGACGACCTGCGAAAGAACATCGTGCCTTTCCCCGAGCGTTCCCCTAACGATGTTATGTTTCGGCTTTTGGGTCTTTTGATCGAATACGCCAATCGCGTGGCCGGCACCGTCGATGCGACCGTGGGGGAGAACCCCGGCCAAAACACACCGGCGTCGACGTATCAGGGAATGACTGAGCAGGGAATGCGCGTCTATACGATGATCTTTAAGCGCGTTTGGCGCTGTATGAAAGGCGAATTCAAGCGGCGGTATGAGCTCAATGCGCTGTATACGGAGGCCGAAAAAGAGTTCGGTGATGGTCGCGATTTCATACGTGCGGAGGATTATAAGGGAAGTCCCGCGCAAGTCGTTCCTGTAACCAACCCGAATCTGTCTTCAACCACAATGCGGATACAACAGGTCGCGATGGTCAAACAGGATTCGATGATGACGCCGGGATACGACTTGCCGGAGATCACAAAGGACTTTCTCGAAGCGATCGAGGTCGAGGACATTGAGCGGATATTCCCAGGGCCCGGTCGGGTGCCGCAGGGTCATGAGATGTCGAACCCGCGGGCGATCCAAGCGCAGATGAAGTACCAGGAAACGGTGATGAAGACCAAAGAAGCCCGCCTCAAATGGGCCCACGAGTTACTGGAACAACAGCGCGTCGATAACGCCAAGATCCGCCTCGATGAAGCGAATGCGCTGAAAGCCATTAGCGAGGCCAAGGCCGAAAACGCGGCCGTCGCACTTGAACGATACAACGCCATGGTCGAGATGGCCGATCGGTACAACGATCAGGTCAACGAACGGATCAAGGCACTGTTAGGAGAATCAGCCGATGAGCATCGCGAGTCCCCGAGCGATGTTGGAGCAGGAATTCAACGCATGGCAGGCGAGCCCGGCTCAACGCAGTATCCGGGCGTACCTCCAGAAATACCTGGAGGACCTCAAGGACCAATGGGCAATGGAAGTGTTCCAGAAGGACAATGAGCATGAGACACACACCGCCAACGCCGCGGCACTGGAGAAAGTTGCGTTTGTCAGGGATTTTCTCGATTTGACGTACGATCAATACATGACGGTGATGACCGATGGACAGTGGCAACGACCAATCGACGAAACCGGAGCCCCGATTTCACAAGAGCGGCCTCAAGGCGGTTGGGCGAGCGGTTCTTTGTGAACCGTACGACCCCGAGTTGAACAGTACCGTGATCGCGATACCGGACCATGTAAGGGCGCTCGAACTGATGCGGGAGATGCGGGCGACGGTCGTTCAAGTAGGTGCGGCCGCTTGGCGCGATGAGCCACCGCGCGCCGAAGCGGGCGATCATGTGCTGGTCGGCCGCTTTTGCGGGGCGATTGTCAAGGGACCGAAAGACGGCAACTTGTACCGCATCGTCAACG